GATAGGGCTTGGATACACACCATTAGGACCTTTAGCTAAAGCTGGTAAAGCAGGTTATAAATCTTTAAATCAAGCTAATAAGTATAGAAAGTTTAAGAATGAAGCTGCAAAAAGATCAGGACCACTCTCTCCACACTATATGAATAGAACAACTGGAGATCCTAGAATGGATAAATTGGCTAATCAAAATGTAGCTAATATGAGTATGCTACCAGATGGTAAGTACCACCCCTATGAGGAAAAAATATTAAGTCATAATGGATTAAAGGGTAAAAAGCATATTTGGTTTTCTGGTCAGTCACCAGCAAGGGCAAGAAAGATAGACAAGGAAGGGGCTCTAGATGAAGATTTCTTTGTAACGGATAACCCTCAACTCGCAGAGAGATATAATCCAGATAATATGATGATGTTCATGTCAGACATAAACTACATGCCTCCTGTACCTAGGACAAAAATAATAGATAACTTAACGACCGCTGGTGGTGGTCAGTACAAGCTAAATACAGAAGAAATGAATGATTTTTTAAGAAATGTGAAAACCTCACCTATTAATAATCCGAAAAGGATGGATGATATAGATCCTTTTACAAAGAAATCCTTGAGGCAATCGCCAGTAGACTTTAAAAAGTACTTAGGGTCATGAACAGTCCATGCGTAGGCATTTGTCGGTTAAACGATAAAGGCGTTTGCACTGGTTGCTTTAGAACAATACAACAAATCAGAGAAGCATATGAAAAAACAGTTACAAAAGGATAGTATCTATAATGACTATGACACGGATGGTGATGGTGTAGTGACTGATGAGGAACTAGAACAAGCCAAATTAATAAAAGAAACAGAGACAGCACTATTAAAGCAAAAGGCACAGTTAAAAATGGCTGTGTACACACTTCTAGCTATGGGTTTATTCACAGCAATAATGTTTGTAATTCCTATAGAAAGGATAAATGCTCTCTCAGATATCAGTAACCTATTTTATATAAGTGGAGCAGGCATAGTTGGTGCATACATGGGCACAACCGCTTGGATGAATAATGTCAATAAAAAAAGGTAATGATACGTTCAGTGGCTATAACAAGCCTAAGAGAACACCTAAGCATAAAACAAAAAGTCATGCAGTTGTTGTCAAAGACGGTGGTAAAGATAAAACAATACGCTTTGGACAACAGAACACTCAAGGTAGCCCTGATGGCTCATCTAGGAATAGAGCATGGAAAGCAAGACATAAAAAGAATATTGATCGAGGTCCATTAAGTGCGGCTTATTGGGCTAATAAAGTAAAGTGGTAGAGCAGGAGTCTCATATGAAAACAACAGCGACAAGATTCATACAAAAAGTAACAAGAAGTAACCCGACTAAGAATAAGGATAAGCGTAAGTCAGAGCTTTCAACCCCTGGAAAATTTGATCAGAAGGTTATGGAGAATGCTAAGAACGTTTACACTGGAAGAGGAACACTATGAACGGTTATAAAGAAGCAGTAGATGATGAACAACTAATAGTGCAAATTGAAGCAGGCATACAATCCAGTAGTGGAGATTGGTTAAATAGTTCAGACTTATCTAGGGAACGCTTAAAGAGTACCTATGAGTACGCTGGTGTTGCGATGGATCACTTAGCTCCTCAAGGAGTTAGCTCTATTGTCGATACGAGTACCACAGAAGTAGTTGAAGCATACACAGCAGTCTTATCAGACTTATTTCTTAGCAATGGGAAACTAGCTCGGTTTATACCTTATGATGATACTCCTGGAGCATTTAAAGCTGCAAAGGATGCAGGCAATATAGTAAACTATTGTATATTTAAAAAGAATAAAGGATGGGAGATACTACAGACTTGGATGAAGGCATCTCTACTCTGGAAGAACGCAATACTAAGATGGGATTACGTTGAAGACTTTGATTACGTTATTGAAGAATTTGATGAGATAGATGAAGCTAAGCTAGATGAGATCCTTGCAGATGAAAATATGGAAATCGTCAACGAGCTAACGCTCAATCCACTCTCAGAAACTATATCTTATATTGATGTTAGATTAAGAAAGAAAATAGATAAGAGTAGAATTAAACTAGAGTGTATTCCACCTGAATCATTTAGAATATCAAACGAAGCTAAAGACATAGAAGAAGCTAATTACGTAGGTATTCAATCTGAAATGACTAGGTCAGAAATACGTAAGTATTACCCTGAATGGGGTGAGAGCATTACAGAAGACGAATGGGCAGAGTTAGATACAGGTGACGAGTGGCTAGGTAGTGGAAACTATAGCGAAGACGTTGCTGCAAGAAAAGAAATAACAGGACAACGATACTGGCAAGGATACGAAGGCAAATCAGCATACCCTCTTGAAGCTAATCAGTTAGTAACATTGACAGAGAGTTGGTTGCGTATAGATAGAGATGGCGATGGGATATCAGAGCTAAAACATCTTATCACTGTAGGAACACACATCCTATATGAAGAAGATGCTGAGTTTATACCTCTTGCTAGTATTGTTCCTATTGATATACCACATGAATTTTTTGGTTTATCTATGGCAGACTTTACAAGGTCAGCTACTCTAGCTTCTACAGCAATACTTAGAGGCTTTGTTGAAAACACTTACTTAACAAACTATAGCCCTAAACTAGCTGATCCTAACGTAGTGGATTTTAGTGCACTTCAAAACATGAAGCCAAAGCAAATTATCCCAACTAATGGTAGTCCTGTAAATGCAGTAGCAGCACTTCCACCAGAAACAATTTCTACAGGTACTGTTCCGTTGCTTGAACACTTACAAATGATTAAAGAACAAGCAACAGGAATGTCAAAAGCTGCACAGGGTCTGAACGATACTCTCTACGTCTCAGGTAACTCTGAACAGAAGCTTTCAGCTGTTCAATCAGCTGCTCAAAAGAGAATCCAGCATATCGGGCGTAGATTTGCTGAAACTGGATTTAAGCGTTTAATTGCTGGTATCTACGAAACAATGGTCAAAAATATGAAAGGTAAACAAAAGTATTATTATAATGGAGTTTATAGCTCTATTGATATGAGTACATTACCTAAACAAATGGATGTCGAGGTGTTTTTAGATATCGGTGAAAACTCTAATAGTAGTAAAATACAAAAGTTAGGAAAGATAGGTGCAGAAATTTTACCTGCTCTTAATAATCAAGGTATGGGTTTGGTTATAAAGCCAGAAGCAGCAGCAGTGCTTGCTACTCAACTTATTGAATCAATGCAAATGGATAGTAATGATTATCTAGAAGATTATATGACCGAAGAGTTTAAACAAAAAGCAGCTGAAGATATGGAAAATAATTCTAAAGTTCAAGAGAAATCTAAAGAATTAGAAAATCGTAAACTACAGGCAGATGCAGCACTTGCTGAGTCTAATGTAGCTTATACAGATGCTCAAAGCAAAAACACAATGGATGATAATTCTAAACAATTGGCAGTGTCTATTGATAAACACTTTCAAGAGTGGGCAGATCTTGCTATTAAGGCAAAGAAAGAAGGTGCAGAAATAGCCCCGCATCCTGATTATGCAAATATAATTATGATGGCAAGAGAACTATTAAACCCCAGTCCGCCACCACAGGAACAACCTATGGAACAAGGACAACAGCCAATGATGGAACAACCACAGGAGGTTATTTAAATGGCACATTCAACTATATCAGCACTAGGTGTTGGTGGAACTCAAGATGGCACAGGAGTCACAACTGCTGCTAGCACTAAGCAAGTTATATTTGCTAATGAAACAAATGCAGATGTAAAACTAGACTTAAAAACAGACGGTACAATTACTGCAGGTGATACTGAAATATTAGTTAAGGCTAATTCATTTAGAACATACGATCATATAGGAGCACACGGTGTTTGTATAATGGAAAATGTAAAATCAGGTCATGGAACTGCAGCAATAGCTGGTCAGGAAGCAGAAAATCTTAAAGATACAGGATTAGCAAATAGAAAAGACAGAATCTACATAATGCATAGAGTGTAGATATGGATAAGTATAAGCAGACAGCTGAGAAGAGGCTGGGCAATACTAAATCATACGGACATCATAAAGTTCACCCTGAAGAATTAGCAAGACAGGCACATACAAAAGGTCATTTTGCTTCTCAAGAAAGGGAGAACTTCTTTGATGAAGTATACGGTGAAGTTCTTGTAGACTACTTTTTAGAGTGGCTTAAGACTGAATCACATGAAACTAAAACTCGTGAGTTCCTCTACTCTTCGGCAATGGCACTAGGTAGTGTTAAGTCGAAAATGATAGGCTTCGAGATGTACGGAAGAAACGTACCACATATACAGGAGGACAAAGATGTATGAAATAAATTATAAACAATTACTATCTAACTACGAACAAATGATAAACACACTTGAGTATGACTCAATGCGTAGTGGTGGTAAAGCTAAACTTAATGCAGACACTTTAAATAGCTTATATGCTATGAAGGCTATGTATGAAAAAAATATTAAACCTGCCGAAAAGGAGGTAAAGAAGAATGGAAAATAATACCGAAGCAAATGTAGGCTCTACCCAATCGGATGACTCTATAGCAACGGATAGTCGAACAGAAGAACAAATGCTGGCTGACATTATGGCGAACTCCGAGTTCACTGAATCTCTACCCGATGAGCAAGTTCCTGAGTTAGACACGGAGGAAGATACAGAAGACCCAGACGTAGATGAATCCGAAGTTGAAGAAGTTGAAGAAGAAGTCGAGACAGATGAAGAAGAAACAGAAGCTGAGGATGATACGTCTACCCAAGAATCTGAAGTTTATTCTACAGAAGACTTAGACTTAGATGCAAAGGTAGCCATTAAAATAGATGGCAAAGAAACTGAAGTGTCGTTTAGTGATCTTATTAAAGGTTACTCTACTGAACAACATCTTTCTAATAAGGGTCGAGAACTTGGCGATGCAAG